CGAGGCAGGAAGCCTCGCCGAACGAGTAGAGAAGAAGGCGCGGGCGTTTCTGAAAGGACTCACTGACTGGAACGCCATTTTTTTCCGGCTTAATGCATCGTGCCTTAAGGATGATCGATGGGGGCCGGAGAATTTCTCTAAGCAAAAAGTGAAGGATGTACTGGCCGCTCTGAAATTTTTAGAGCGGCACGATCATACGCAATTCAATTTGCAGAGCGTTTCAGTGGCCAAAATGGCCACGATGGTTGCTCATGCATTAGGCGGGAAGAAGGTGTCGGTGACTGCTGATGATTTCTTGCCGTTCGACACTCGTAAGCTCAAGAAAGAGACTGGCATCACAGAAGAAAGCGCTGCAGTGCTGAAGCGTCTAATGAAGACGCGCAAGATGGACTCACGAGTGGTCTCCATGCTGGCAGAAGAGCTTAAAAACTCTTCAATGCGTAGTGATGAGTAATATGATGCGGCGTAAAGGCTACACTTAATAGAAGAATGCTGTAAGCGCAGTAATGGCGGCGGAACTCCGGCTTGGCGTATCGTTTGATCTTGTATATTTTCGCCAGCAGCTTCAAAAGCTTGGCCGAATTGCCGCGTCGGAATTTACTGCGCCTATCAAGATCAAGCTTGATCGGCAGGTTGTTGACCGAGAGCTGAATAATTTACAAAAGGCGATAAAAAGACGCAAATACAACATTGAGCTAAATATTGCCGGCAACTTAAACAAGAAAAGTTTTGATGAGCTTCAAGAGCGTTTAGACACTCTTGGTAAGCGACAAAAAATTGAAGTGCCTATCAGCGTTAAAAACGCGGCTACTGGCAAGGATATTTCGGAAACTATTGCGGCATTACGCGCACGCATCGCTCAAAATCAGTCGGTCAAACAAGGCGGTGGAAAGCTGCGAATTGGCGTCAGCATTCAAGCCTCCATTTCTAATGATGATGTTGCAAATTTTAGAAAAGCTGTCAAAGAAAAATTTGCCGGAATAACCAACAAAGCGGATGTGTCCATCGGCGTCAAAAACGCCGCTAGTGGAAAGGATATTGCTGATACAGTCGCTGCAATTCGGGCTCGCATTAATCAAAATCAGTCAATAAAACAAGGCGACGGCAAGCTTCGTGTGGGGCTTAGTATCAAGCCCGCAATTACCAACGCAGATATTGCTGGTTTTAAGCGAGCTGTAGAGGAAAAGTTTTCGGGGCTCAGTGTCAAAATTAAAGCTGATGTTCAAGCTGGTGTTGTTCCTTCAACGCAAAGTTCAGACGCGCCTGGGTCTACACGTCGCCCATCTTTTTTAGATTCGCCCGCTTACAAGGCTGAACGCGAGAGTCTTGCTCGTTCAACAGCGGCGTCGCTAAGTAAAGCAGCTCGCGACTTGCCAGAAGGTCGCAATCGACAGGAAATTGAGCGACTGCTTAGTGAATTGAGCGCCCAAAACCTGCAAGGAAAACAGCGATCAGCAGCACTGGATCCAATTCGTGATCTTCTTGCGCGTGCTCGATATCAACAGGGCTTGGGTATTGAGGCAAGATTGCAGCCCATTCGTGGTCAACAGGGCATATCAGCCCCGCGATCAATGCCCAACCTCAACCAGATGTTGGACAGGATCGCGAACCTAACGGAAAATCCTCGTGCGGCGCAGCGCATGCTACGCATGATGCCAGAAAACAGGCTGACCACCGATTTGATTGGTGCAGCCAATCGGCAGGCTGCTTTCAAGGAGGCGGGGCCAGGGAAATTTTTGGATCTAAAAGGAAAGGCCTTTGATCCATTGCTAAAAAGCATAGCCGAAAGTTTTTCTGATTACACGCGAAGTGTAAATTCGTCCAATCCTTGGGTTGGGAAAATCGGCAATGGTTTAGGGAAGTTTATTGAGCGAGCTTTAACTCTTTCTCCAGAGCAAATGTTTGGAGGGCGAGCACCTATTCCTAGTTCAAGATTGCTGCCTGCCGCTGGCCAGTCAAGCGCTTCTCGCATGATGCGTTCGGCGTTCTCTGGACTGCCTGCTATTGAAGCGCCTCAAATTGGTGGAGAAGGTGCTCCGTTGAGCCGAGCGGCGTCTTATATGCTCAACAAGGCCAGGCAGATTCTTGGGCTATCTGTGGGGCCTACATCTGCTTACACGGGTAATCCTTTTGCTGGTGCAGCTACTGTGCCGCAACGATCCTTCTTCCAGTTTGGACAAGGTGCACAGTTGCCGGGATTCCCAATTCAAGCCGCCCTTCCTCCTGCTGGCACAACGACAAATTATGGTGGAGGAGGATTCTTTGGCTATGGCGGCGTCAGAGGCGTTGGAGGCGGCGACGGTGGAGGCGGTGGGGGCGGTGGTGGGCGTGGTGGTGCGCTAGCCGTCACGCGAGGGCCGGCGTCCGACCTTCCTGCTGGATATTTTGAGCGCACAAAAATAACGCAGGCATTTGCAGGGGCGGATCAATACTTGCAAAAATCGAAGGTTCCGTTGTCTGGCGCAATTAAGGAGCTGGGTTCCGAGTTCGCATCGGCAACGAAGCAGGTGCTACTTTTTGGTACTGCCTATAAAGCTCTTGCCTTCTTTACGAGTCTTCCTAGTCAAGCGTTTAATGCCGCGAAAAGCTTGCAGACGTTTGAAAATCAGCTAGAAGCTGTAACTGGTGGTGCGGCGCAGGCAGATAGATCCTTTGCATTTGTAGACGGCCTGGCCACTCGCTTTAACGTACCACTGCAGAGCGCTCGTGATGGTTTTGTAAAGCTTTATGCTTCCATGGCTCCTGCTGGATTCAAATCCGGCGAAATTGAAAACCTATTTGAAGGCATTAGCAAGGCCACTGCAACGTTCGGTTTAAGTGCGGACAAGGTAGACCGCGTGAATTACGCCTTTGCTCAGATGGCCAGCAAAGGCCAGATCATGAGCGAAGAATTGAAGGGGCAACTCGGCGACGTGCTGCCTGGTTCTCTCGCATTGTTTGCCCGTGCTGCTCAGATGAGCATTCCCGAATTCTCCAAGGCGATGGAGGATGGGGCGTTCAAGGGCGAAGCAATGGCGCAAGTATTGCGCAATGTTGCCAAGATCATGAACAGTGATTTTGGCGGGGCCGCCGCAAATGCCGCTAATACGCTTCAGGGTGCGTTGAATGGCATGCAAAACGCTATACAGCGCATGTACGAAGCGTTTGAGCCTGTAGTTGGAATTATCGCGGGGCAGATTTTCCCCGTACTGTCCGGCGTTATCAATGATGCCACTCAGGCAATTAAAGCGTTTGGGATGCAAATGCAAGGAATAAATCCTGCTACTAATTTGCTGAGCGAAAACGCGCAGTCAATGTATCAGAGCATTCAGTTGGCTGCTGATACGTTTGAAACACTTGCCGGAATCGTCCAAGCCCTTGTTCCAACGTTCCAAGCTTTTGGTACTGTTATTTCCGGCTCGCTTCAGCTATTTAACGCAATTCTCGGAAATCCTATTGGAGAGTTTTTTGTCAAGCTTGCAGTAAATATTGGCCTTGCGACTGCAGCAATTACTGCGCTATCGAATGCTGCGTTAGTAAACGCAATTAGACAGCTTGGATTGTTTATTGGAAACATTCAGCTTACGATTGGCGCATTGCGCACTCTAATTACAACATCTCGTGCTGCAAAAATTGCAGTGGGAGGGATTGTTGCTGGTACTATTATCGTTGGTCTTGAAATGTTGGTAACAAGAATCACGGAAGCAAAAACAGAAACGGAGAAACTGAGGAGGGCCGCGCTTGGTGCTTCTGATGCTCTTAAACAAATGACTTATCAGCAGTTAGTGGGGCAAGAAAAGAATGTACAAAGACTTATCAGTAATTTGGAAACATTGCAGGCTGCGAGCACTAGCACACTGAAAGTGCTGAGACCTAGCCCGCAGCAAAAGCAGATGGCAGAAGAGCTTGGCTTGCCCGTAACTGGAAGGGCGGGTCAACAAGCGATTGATCTTACTAGAGCAGAAGGACTAAGGCAGCAGTTGCTGGAGAAGCTTCCTCAGATTCGCGGGGAAATGAAGAGTCGTTTTGAAAGTCCAACATCTGCTGCTCTTGACCTAGAGAAAGTGGATCTTGCGCCTGGCAAAGAGAAAAAAGGAGAAAGAAAATCCTTGGATCAGCTTGTTTCGCGCCAAATCTTGATGCTGGCAGAAGCGGAAAAGGCCGCAATCAGACTGTCCCTTGCCGAGACAAAAGGCATGGCTCCAGACACAGCTCAGGCCGAGCGCATTTTGGATTTTTATACAAAATTTAGAAACAACGTGGTAGACATTCAGGCCATCGAAGCTCAAATTGCGGCGGCGGAAAAAAATAGGGGCGAATGGATTAAGAAATATGGACTAACGGGAGAAGAAATAGATTCTAATCTTGCCGAACTTAGGAACCAGTTAAAGATTGCCACAATTGATTTGGCCACCACGGAACAAGAATATCGAAACAGAGCGAAAAAGGATGCCACTGAAGAAGCAGCGGAGCTAGAAAAGAAACTTAAGAAACAAGCCGAACTTAATCAACTCCTTCAGGACGCCGCAATTGCGGCAGGTCAAATTGGGCCACTTGAAGCCGCTCGCATTCAGCAGCGTAGGGGCTTTGAATCGGCGTTGGCCGACATGAGAGAAGGCGGCACCCCAGAACAGGTGTCGCAACTACAAGCGTTGCAAGCAGCCACTCCAGTGGCAGGAAGTCTTGGCGAAGCCTATCAAAAAGCGAAGAATGAGCTTGATTTGCTCCTGGATGGGACTAATGTAATTACCAGCGCTGCACAAGGGTTTGGTGATGCGTTTAGCAAGGCATTCACTGACATCATTACAGGCGCACAAAATTGGAAAGAAGGACTTGGCAATGCGTTCAAAAGCGTTGCCAATATGTTTGCTGACATGGTTGCTCAAATGCTTGCCAAATGGGCTTTCATGCAAATCGTTGGTATGTTCTTGCCTGGTGCAGGTTCTTTTGCTGGTGGAA